ATGGAAACCTTGAATTTTTCGCGGGAGGACATTGATGAACTGGCCGCGCATTTCGAGGCCATTTCCCAGAAGGTACCGCTGCATCCCATCACGACTGAACGCGAATACGATTTCGCGGTTCGGGCACTCAACGCGCTTCTCGACGCGGGAGCTGCGGATGAAGATCACAAGCTTGCTCCGCTCGTCGACGCGCTCGGCGAGTTCGTAAGTGAATACGATTCTGGGCATCACCATTTGCCAGAAGCGTCTGCGGCGGATGTGCTGCGTTACCTGATGCAGTCAAACGACGTGCGCCAGTCCGATCTGCCAGAGATCGGCAGTCAGGGTGTAGTGTCGGAAATCCTGAACGGCAAACGGGAACTCAACACGCGACAGATCAGTGAATTATCCAAGCGATTCCACGTGAGCCCGGCTGTCTTCTTCGCGGCTTGAACGACGGAACCGATAATTTTTTCGTGTCCCGCCCGGAAGCGTTGCGGACTTTGCTGATGACTTTACGGCATGGACGGGCATCACAGGCATCGACCTGTGCTTAACGATCGTCCACTAGCGAGGAATGACCACCAACGTGAGTTCGCCGATCCTGTGTCTGGTTTACGTGAGCGAAAGCTTCTTCGAGCAGTTTCCTGAGCGGCGGACGTACATCGAGCAGTAGCCGGTCAAAGACGCCGACGCAGTTACGGGAATTCGCCCGACTTCACCGCCGCTCAAGTTTCTAACACTGTGGTCGTTAAGACATCCGGTCCCCTTAATCGGAGCGCAACATGTTCAAAGCAATCGGAGCAGCGGCAGCAGCCACCGCTCTTGTTTACGAGGCAACGACTATCGGTTATTCGGCGCTCATGCTTGGCGTCGTTTTGCCGGCCGAACAGAGGTGTGAGCGCGACGCAATGCAAGCAGCACTTCAAATGGAGCGTGATCCTCAGGCGGCCGACACGCAGTTTCTCGACGTCACGAAGACCTGCGAAAGGTCCGCGTCGATAGTAGGTGCTCTAGTACCTCCCGTATTCAAGCCGTAACGGGAGCATAAGCCACGGTCATCCGCTCAAACGCGAATACCTACCGCCTCGCCTATGCTCTCGAGCCCGGTCTTCATGCGATCTAATCAGGGGGCGTATTGCCAGAGAGGCCGCGGTGCCGTAATCGGCTTGCCCCCCACGACCATCACCGCCGCTGCATAGTGCTTTTTGATCCTTGCTAACTGATCGCGCGCAACATCTTTTACTTGGGCGTCTGATGCATCTAGCCCCGTGGGTTTGCCGAGTGCGCGTCGCTGGCCCTCGACGATCCACATTTTGAGCGAGCGAGCTGAGTCGCCCACGCCGATGATCGACGTAACAAGGACGTCTGAATCCAACTCGAATAGTGGGATAGATCGAAGTCGATCGAGGGCTTCTTCGAAAGCCGTGGAGTCGTACCTCAAGGCAAAACTAAGATTCCCGAAGTCGTGATCTCCGTCAAAGGCATTCTCAATGTCGATGCATTGCTGATACAGGGGGTCCAGTAGCGCTTTTACTGTCGCCCATCGGCGACGCAAGGCCGCATGCTGAACCTCAAGGGCGGACTTGTGTTGTGCTTCGGATTGAGTGCGGCCTACGAAGATAGCCCCCAGAATCGTCGCAATTGAACCAACGGCCTGGACCCAGCTTGCCATAAGACTGGGATCGTATGGCTTTTTACCGAGCGAAGTCGCGCCATACGCTGAAACGATGACGACGGCGATAATGCCGCCAAGCATCCCGAGTACAGATCGCCAATTTTTCACTTCAAGTGTCTCCGCGATGCATTCGCGCGGTGAGGATAGCACTGTCATTGCTCTCAGCCTCACTCGGCGCAGCGTCGAATTCCTTGGCCCTGAACCGCCGACGTCCGTCCATATAGGTCCACGCGATACGGCACGCAGAGCGACGAATTCCACGATCTCCCCGATTGGTCAGTATCTGCCGATCGAGCGTCTGAACTTCTGCACGAGAGGATCGACGTATTCTGCATCGGGCTTCACAAAGTACGAGCGCCCGATTTTTACAGGCATTGGATAAATCTTTCCCGCCCTGATCCAGCTTCGAAGTGTGCGCACCGGCGGAGCGTATCCGCCGAACATTTCTTCTGCCCACACGTTGAGCGGTATCAGCTTAGGCCCGCGCCTTTCGCTTGCTTCCGGCGCCTCTGCCGGAGCGGCCACCTTCTTTTGTGTTGCCGCGACTGCCTGTATGATTTTTCGGTCGCCATCTTCAATGCTGAGGCGTACGCGTTCGAGGAGGGGAAGTTTGCGGCGTTCCTTTTCCTCGTTAAGCCAGTCCAGATACTCGGTGAGATTCAGTTCGAACTGTCCGTCACCGACACGACGGAAATGCCGGTCGCGCTGAATGCGACCATTTCGCATCTGGCTTTTGATTATTCTAAGGCTGCGATTCATGATGGTAGCGGCTTCTTCCAGCGGCAGCCAGTGCCCAACCTTCGTTTTCCCCATCCTTGCCTCGTCGCTTGAATGTCAGACCGGCGTGCAACTGCGCGCACTCCAATTGTTGGTAATGGAATTCGGATAGCGATTGTTATGCGCGGCGACGGTGGCAGCACGCTCGGCGTCTAAATGTTCGGCCACGTCCCGGATGTCAGTCACCCATTTTCCCGCGCGTTTCTGCATCGGGACCGAGAAGCTGTCAGTGCTGATCTCGTTGTAGGCTCGCATACCTCGTCAAGCGAGAATAGAACATTCGCGCCGAACTGGACCCATCAAAAGATAGAGCTTGCATTTCGCGACCCCACCGTCGACATCGCTCTTGATCCCTATGTCAAGCTGACGATGATCGACGGAATGGAAAATCAGCCGCCGAGGCGATGTGTCGTAGTGCCCGGACCACTGATAAATTCGGTGGCTTTGCCTCCCACCACCTTGACGTGCTCCGTCTCGGCCTTCGCCGAGTTGATGATGACCTGGGCGATTTCCGCCACGGCTTTCGCGCGATCGATCTCCATAGGTTTGTCGCGGTCCATCAGGCCTTCGAGCGTCGAAAAAAGGTGCTCACGGAGTTTTCTTATGTCGCTCATGTATTTCTCTCTTCAGTCGGTTGTTCAGTTTGATGACTTCCTGCAACTCAGTCGGATATGAGGTGAACCCAAAAGCTTTCCGAAGCTTGAGCGCGGCTGCCCTGCGTTCCAAATTTCTACGAGTGACCCCAAACGCCCGAGCCAATGTTTCGTTGTGTTCGTTGGGATATCGTCGTACGAGTTCGATCGTCTCTGCATCGGACCACGACTTCCGCAAGTGAGCATCTTTTCGGACCCGCATTGGTCGGCCAGTTCGCGGAAGCCCGAGCCGGTGAGCCATCGTGTTGATAGCTCTTACAGTCGTGGAAAAAGCGCGAGCTAACGCTTCCGATGTCTCATGTGGGAAGCGGTTGGTAAGTTCATCTCGTCGTGCTTTCGTCCACCGTAAATCAGCACGAAACGCATTTGTCTCGTCGATGCGTTCGACCAGTTCTTCGGCAGCGATATAAATATTCAACCAGCCACGCCTTTCATCCGCCACCTGCTCGGCCCGTACCAGTCCTTTTTTTATATGCGAGTCTAAGACTTTCCTAGGCTTTATCGCTTCACCGAACAGGCAAACAAGCTCTGCACTTGTTGAGCCGGGATGCTCAACGATGATTTTTAAAAGTCTTTCCTTAATCGTTTTTTTGCACTGATTTTCGCGCTCAATTGCGGATGTCATGGTTTAACTCCGGCCCATTGGTCCCAGATACACATTTTCGGTCCCCCTAAGTCTTTCTGGCTTAGCGTCGCAATTGCCTCAGCCGACCGTATGCCAGCGCACATTTCGCAGGCTGCAATGAGTGACCCTCGGGGAGGATGAAGCTGGCTCTCCGATCTTTGCATCTTCGATCTCCATTGTTGTGCCTCGACGATTCGAAGCCGCTCTAGGATATTTTTTTGGCGAGCGCAGCGTGATGAAATCGAACGACGATAGACGTACATGCCATCGCTAAAAACAATTTGCGACAACCGCAGGCGAGTGGCGGGTGGCCTGAGCGGCCCGATGTTTAGTGAACTCAACCGAAAGTTGTAAGTACACTAAACTTCAATGCTGATGCGTTTAGTGTTCGGTACGTAAAGGTATCAGCGAGCTAATGCGGCTTGAGAGGGCTATACGCTCCTGCCTAGCATTCTATTCATCGATGAGTAGAAGCATTGCTTTTGTTTCTCTTAGGCATGCCTAATCGATCTGAGACCGGGAAAAAATCTTCTTGACGTCTGCGCGCTAGCCCACTAATCTTCCCTCATCGCTGAGACAACAGCGATCGGGTTTGGCGACCTGTGTAACGTGGGCGGACGACCGCCACCTGGCGGTATTTTTTCGTCCGTTGTATCATCGTGTACCCATTTTCTATGGGTGGGCCATGATGGGGATACCCTCGGGTATGCCGGTGCCTACGTTCCGGTTCGCCAACCTCATCATGTGCCTGCCCACCCTCATTTGGCGATGAGATGGCAGGCTTTCTATTCAACGTAGGAGGCAACGATGCCTGGTTCAAACACATCCCAACCTTTCGCTCGTCCCGAGCAAAGCAAACAGTCACTCATTAATATCGCGTCCCTTCCTCGCGAAGAGGCGATCGAATGTGCACGCGATGCTGGTCGAGAAATTCTCGCTGACAGTGCTGCCGTCCAGGCAGTCGCAGACACCCTCTGGATGAACTGGGTCAACGTTAACGTCCCTGTCGCTGTCGGTCAGACCGACGACGAGTTCGGAGAGTTGGTCGACGTTATGGGAAATAAGTTCTTCGAGGGGCTGACCGAAGGCGTGAAGCGTTTCGCCGAAGATACGCGCACGCTGGCGCGCGTAGACGAGTTTCTTTGCGACGAATCTCGCTTCGCATGGAAGATACATAACGTGCTTGCCTTCATGCGTGCAGCGCTGGATGAAGACCCGGCGGACGGTTTGCCTGTCAAATGCACCGTGACTGACCTGGACATTGACGTAGAGAAGCTCGCGACGAACCTGATGGATCTCGTTCACAAGGCCCGTCATGCGTGAGCCAATCGACGGTGTGACCACGTGCGCGCAACCGGACAGCGTAAGACCAATCCCTCGCGACGGCGTCAACGCCGCAGAAGATGCATTGCTACTTCTCAATGCTTTGGATTGGGTCAGAGACGCGGCGCACAACCATGAAGACTTCGAGCCCTTGCAGACGTTTCTGGACAAACTGCTGCCGTTTCTTCGAGGCGAGGTAGAAGCCGCACGTGATGTGCTGTATGCCTGCCTATCCCGCCTGGGGACCTGCCATGAATGACAACGTTCATTATCTCCAGATCGAGAAAAGGCGCCGTCGGCGCGGCCCGGTACCCGCACTGCCCCGTGCAGATGTCTACCAACTGAAAGCGCGACGTTCGCCGGCAGTCAGTGGCCAGGTCCAACTGCCCAACTCACGCGAAGAAGTACAGGCCATGTTCGACGAGCTCGCCCATCATCTCTTGCTGACAATCAGAGTGATCACTGCGCGATTACGTTGATTGGACAGCCATCGCTCGGTGGCATAATCGTTTGCAACCGCGCCTAGCTCGACGGGGCGAAAGCAGGGTTCCCTTACCCTGTTGGCGCGGTATCTCAGATAAGGGTGCGCGATAAGGGGCGCGGAATGCCATACGAAAATCTGTACCAATCGCTCGCGTTGGATGGCGATATGTTCTTCGCAATCTCGGTACGTGAAGCTTCGCTGTTGATCGCGATTGATAACGACTCTCGAGATCAAAGCGAGCTTGAGTCTGAACTTCCGAATGATGGCGATTGGGCTCCCGGGACGTCTCCACTCCTTGAGCCAAAAGGGAAACTGAAGTCAGTTCGCGATCAGTTTGAGAAGGGAATTTTGAAAGCTCTTGATTCGGGCAGGATTAAGCCCGTCGTCGCGGCTCGCAATTCTGAAGACCGACTCGACCCTATCTACACGTTGCTTTCCTCCGTGGACGTTAAGGCTTGGTGCGATGAGCATGATGTTGGCTTGGGAGACTGGTGGGATCGTTACGAGCTCGATGAACATGAGTTTGCAACTGCTGTCGCCGAAGACATTGTTGCGCACCGTATGCCAAGTCCCATAGAGGTCGAGCCGACCGAAACCGGGCAGGCGGCGCTAACGGAATATTTCGAAGCAGAGGAAGATCGACGCGACCAGATGTTTCGGAAGGTAGTTGCTGAACTCGAATCGCTTAAGAATAAGCGTGATGTCGATCGTGTACAACGCGAAGGCCCCTTGAACACGAGGGCGAGGAATTCCCTTCTGTCAGTAATTGCGGCGCTGGTCGGCGCACTTGAGGACCGCCTTCCAGAAGGATACAAGCGGGCTCAGGCAGTAGCGGTGCTCACAGATCAGGTAGGAGCATCCGTTTCTGTGAACACCGTAAACGATATCCTTAAAGAGGCGGCCGCAACCGCCGATCGCAAACGAAAGGCCACGTGAAGTTTCACCGCAATTGAGGCGAAAATTACCTCAATTGAGCTGTTTGCAGGTACCCTCTAAATAACATTCGTCCACCAACTCTCACGATTTAGGTGGCTGAATGTCAAACCTTGCTGAAACCTCCCCGGCGCAACCGCCCATCCTGCCGGCCACTGGCCTGTCCAAGTGGCCGCAGATCCAGCCGTTCCTCCCGATTGGCCGCGAGACGTGGCGCAAGCTGGGCCTTGCCGGCAAAGCGCCGCGGCCCATCAAGCTTTCGGAGACCTGCGCTGTCTATCGCAACGAGCAGGTCCTCCGCTGGATCGCTGATCCGCTGAATTACGCCGAAGACGCTGCTTAAGGTCTGCCATGGCGACCATTCAGGAGCGCGCGATTCGCTCGCGCCGCGCCGCACTCCGGCAGCGCAATATCGGCTCAATCCGTCTTCATTCATGGTCAGTCCGGACGTCGCTTGCCGAGGCGCCGCTGATTGGCAGCCCGCTCGTCGATCATGCCCGCGAATTGCGCATCCGAGCCCTGGGCGAGCTTATGTGCGCGGCGCAGACTCGCCTCATGCGGGCCCGCTGCTGGTATCTGATGCGGCAGGAGATCAACGCGCGTAGCGAAGCCCAGATGCGGCTGCTCGAAGGTGCATTGGGGCTCACAGCATGAAGACATACGTCAAACGGATGCTGATGGCCGGCTACAGTCGCGGCATTGTGCCGGCCGCACTGGTCAGCAGCGCCTTCCGCTGGTTCGATCTGGCGCGTCACTGAGGGCATCGACATGTCAGCGTCTCCACAGGTCGAAGATGGCCACATCAAGATCGCGAACGAGCTCTACGACGCTGTCTTGAGCTACCCGTTCACCGCACGCCAACTCAAGGTTCTTCTCGCAATCGTGCGAAAAACATACGGCTTCAACAAAAAGCGCGATGACGTTTCAGCGTCGCAAATCAGTGCTTTGTGTGGCGTGCAGCGCAATCACGTGACGAGCGCGCTTAACGAACTCGCTGCCCTCAACGTGATTTTTAAGGTTGCCGGCGAGTACGGCTCGATCGTCGAATTGAACAAGGATTACACGTCTTGGACTAGTCCCGAATCGGGACACCCCCTGTCCCAAAACGGGACTAGTCCCGAAATGGGACACCCCCACGGTAAGTTGTTGATTTTGGAACATGGGTGTCCTGAATCGGGACAGGTGTCCCAAAGCGGGACCTGTCCCAAAACGGGACAGGTCGATAGTCCCAAATCGGGACACACAAAAGACAACCTTCCAAAAGACATAAAACACTCTCGTGCGAAAAAGTCTGCGGAAGTCGCGGACGAAGAATTCGAAGAAGCGTGGCGGCTGTATCCGAAGCGTGATGGCGGCAACTCGAAAACTGCAGCGCGCAAGGCATGGGATACGCGGCGTCGTGAAGGCATCGCTGCCACTTCGATGATCGAAGGTGTGAAGCGCTACGCGAAGCAGGTGGTTGACGCGGGCAACGTCGGCACGCGCTTCGTGAAGATGGCGTCGACGTTCTTCGGCCCTGACCATCACTTCGACGGTGAGCCAGACCTTGCATCCGCACCGACGGAAGCTGCCGGCCTGAGCTGGTGGCGCCGTGCCGGGTTCGAAAAGGAATGGCAGGCGACCAACGAGGGCTGCAGCGAGCGATACGCCCACCTGTGGCGCAACGGCAAGCGTGTGATCGATGGAGCGCTGGCATGAACGCGAAAGAACTGGCCGCGTACATGGCCGAAAACGTGACGACGATCGTCGAGCACCTGCTGCCGCAGGGCAAGAAGTCGGGCAAGGAATGGAAGGTGGGCGGCGTTGGTGGTGAAGCTGGCGGCAGCCTGTCGGTCTGCCTCTCCGGCGCCAAGCGCGGCGTCTGGAAGGACTTCAACGCGGGCGATGCTGGCGATTTGCTCGACCTCTGGTGCCAGTGCCGGATGGTGTCCGTTGCTGACGCTATGCGCGACGCCAAGGCTTTCCTTGGCGTGCGTGACGAGATGCCGGTGCGCCAGGCGCCGACGTACAAGCGCCCGAAAAAGCCGGAGTGTCATCGGCCGACGAACATCGTGGGCGACTGGCTCTCCGATCGCGGGCTGACCGAAAAGACGGTTGCAGACTTCCAGGTCGCTGAGCAGACGCGGGGCGCTGCGACGTATGCGGTTTTTCCGTACAAGCGCGACGGCGAATTCATCAACGCCAAGTATCGGAACGTCGCCGACAAGAAGGACATGAGGCAGGAAGGCGGCGCCGAGCCGTGCCTTTTCGGCTGGCATCTGATCGATCCGTCGCAGCGTGTGATTGCGATCGCAGAGGGCGAGATTGACACGATGTCGTTGCATCAGGTCGGCATCCCGGCGCTGTCGGTCAATGCCGGCGCTGGCAATCATCAATGGATCGACAACGACTGGTCGAAGCTCGAGCGCTTCAGCGAAATCTACCTCTGCTACGACAACGACGAGGCTGGTCAGAAGGGCGCCAAAGAAGTCGCCAACCGGCTGGGCCTCGACCGATGCAAGGTGGTCGTTTTCGGCACGTCGAAGGACGCCAACGACTATCTGCGCACCGGCGCGGCTGCCGAGGACTTTCTTCGCTGCCTGGCCGAGGCCCGAACCTTTGATCCTGAGGAACTGCGGTCTATCTCCGATTTTTGGTCTGGCGTTAAGGCGCTGTTCTATCCGGCCGACGACCAGATCGGCAACCCGTTTCTGACGTTCTGCGGCACCAAGCAGTTCTGGTTCGAGTTCCGACCGGGCGAGGTAACGGTTTGGACGGGCTACAACGGCCACGGCAAGTCGCTGCTGCTGAATCAGGTGCTGATTGGCGTTATGGAGCAGGGCGAGCGTGTGTGCGTGTTCTCCGGCGAAATGACACCTGAGCGTCAAGGCAAACGCATGGCGAAGCAGCTCGGCGGCCTTGACCGGCCGGCACCGGCCTACCTCGACCACATGGCCGAATGGCTGCGCGATCGCATGTGGCTGTTCGCGCTCGTCGGTTCCGCATCGATTGATCGCCTGCTGACGGTTTTCAACTATGGCTACAAGCGATACGGCATCCGCCACGTCGTGATCGATAGCTTGATGATGACCGACGTGCAGGCCGATGGGCCGGGCTCGATGACATCGCAGAAGGACGTGATGCGCAAGCTGGCTGGATTCGCTCGCCAGAACGGGGTTCATGTGCACCTCGTCGCGCATCCTCGCAAGTCCGTCGACGAGCGCCGCACGCCAGGCAAACAGGACGTATCGGGTAGCGGGATCATCACCGACGCCGCGGACAACGTCTTTGCCGTGTGGTCGGCACAGAAGCAGGACCTTGATCCCGCCGACGACGAACCGGATGCGTTCCTCGAGCTCCACAAAAACCGGAACGGTGAGACGCAGCATCGAAAGCTGGCGCTGTTCTTCAACCGCGCCTGCATGCAGTTCAGCACCAGCAGCCAACGCCGCCCATATGTGCACGTGCCGTTCAATCAATCCACGCAGCAGGAGTTCGCATGAGTTTTCGTTCAGAGAGCATCCGGATCGAAAGCATTTCACTGTGAAGCTGTGAAACCGACCGCTACATGCACGCGCCAAGAATTCGAATCGTGGGTGCCAGCAGCGTCGTCAGGCCAGATCACACGATCAGAACCAACGGGGAGAAGTTCATGCGGCCACGAAAAAACCAACTCACGCTCTCGATCGAAGACTTGAGAGCATTCATGGTCTCGGGCAAACCGTATTCCGTACGAATGCTCGCGTGCATCTTCGATGCGTCGCCAGCTGCTATCGCTGCGGTGCTCGAAACGCTCATCGCGGAGGGCGTTGCTCAGAGCAAGCGCGAGCCGCGGCAACTGGAGAGCCGGCGCATGTACTGGATCATCAAGCCCTCTCTCATCGCCGACCGGCGTCTCCATCCGGCACAGATGCCCGGCGAACTTGTCGGCTACGACCTCATGCGCCTGCCTCGCCTCTGCATGGCGGTGCGCCGCTGATTTTCCCGCTGCCTATCATCGTCGGCATCACCAGATGAAGCCGGGCATGCTGTCGCGCGACGAAATTGACCAGTTGATGCAGGAAGGGGCTGAAGCGTTCGAATGCGGCATGGACCGCGAGACGTGCCCTTATCCGATCACGTCGGCGCAATTCGCGACCTGGCTCCGAGGTTTCCAGAACGCTGCGTTTGGCGCGCGGCAATTGTCCAACCCTAGGAGCATGTGATGGAAAACCCGATGACCGAAGATACGACCGTGCCCACGACTGATACCCCGGTTAGCGAACTGCCGACCGCAGTGCAGACGGAAGGTGAAGCGGGAAACGTCAATGCGCTGGTTGTGGTCGGCATGCCCGCAAGCGGTTCCACCTCGGCGGAGATTGTGAAATCGGACCTTGGCGAATCGAGCAACGCCGCAAATTCGGCCGCCACGGTCGTTGATGCTTCGGCGCTGCCGGCGACCATCGCGCCGCATCTGGAGGCGATCTACCGCGCTGCGGTCGATCATGCCGGGTCTGCCACAAAGCCGTCGCTGTTCTCCGAAATCAAGGAACACGCCAGCGGCATGCTGCACAGCATCCGCAACGGCATGAGCGTCGCCGAAGGTGATTTCGTCGCCAAGCTCGAAAAGCTCGTCTCGCTTCTGTAATCGGGATTCTCGGATGCCTGATCTGACGCCCAAGCAGGCGCGTTTCGTCGAAGAATATCTCGTCGACCTGAACGCAACCCAAGCTGCGATCCGTGCCGGATACAGCAAAGGGACGGCGCGTGCCATCGCATCCGAGAACCTTTCCAAACCTGACATTCAGCAAGCTATTGCTGAGGCGATGAAAAAGCGCGAGAAGCGCACCCAGATCACGCAGGATCGCGTGCTTCTGGAGCTTGGGCGGATCGCCTTCTTCGACCCTCGACGGCTGTTCGATGCGGACGGTAACCCGGTGCCGATTAACGAGCTCGATGACGACACGGCGGCCGCTCTGGCTGGTCTTGATGTGACCGAGGAATTCGCGGGAGAAGGCGAAAAGCGCGCGCTGCGCAGCCTCACTAAGAAATACAAGGTGTCGGACAAGAACACCGCGTTGACCAACGCGATGCGGCATCTCGGCATGCTGCGCGACAAGCTCGAGCACAGTGGCCCGAATGGTGGGCCGCTCCAGGTCGAGCGCGTGCGCCTGAACATGCAGCCCGTCGAGGAGTTGCCGGAATGAACGACGACCGCGACCACTTAGATGAACGGCTTGGCGCCTCGCGGAGACGTCGGTGAGCACGACTATCGACCTCCCGCACAACTGGACGCCGCGCATCTACCAGGGACGGCTCTGGAACCGCATGCTCGGCGGCTGCAAGCGCGCGATCGACATTGCGCATCGGCGCTGGGGCAAGGATGAGGTCGCGCTGCACTGGACCGCCGTCGCTGCGCACGACCGTGTCGCCAGTTACTGGCATCTGCTGCCGCAGGCGTCACAGGCACGCAAGGCCATCTGGGATGCGATCAACCCGCACACTGGCAAGCGCCGCATCGACGAAGCATTCCCGCACGAGCTGCGCAAGCGCACGCGCGAGCAGGACATGTTCATCGAGTTCACATGCGGTTCGACGTGGCAGGTGCTCGGGTCGGACAACTTCAACAGCCTCGTCGGTTCACCGCCGGCGGGGATCGTCATGTCCGAATGGGCACTGTGCAATCCGGCCGCCTGGGCGTATCTGAAGCCGATCCTTGACGAAAATGGCGGCTGGGCGATGTTCATCACGACGCCGCGCGGCAAGAATCACGCGCATTCCATGTATCAGATGGCGAAGGGCAACCCGAAATGGTTCGCCGAGGTCTCGAATGTGCTGAAAACCGGCCGCTTCTCGCTCGCTGAGCTTGAGGAACAGCGCGCCGAATACGTCAGCATGTACGGCAAGGATCAGGGCAACGCGATGTTCGAGCAGGAGCTGATGTGCAGCTTCGACGCGGCGATCTTGGGCGCCTATTACGGCGGCGAAATGGCCGACGCCGAGCGTGAAGGGCGCATAGGCAATGTGCCGCATGATCCCTCGTTGCCCGTCTTCACCGCATGGGATATTGGACGCACTGACGACACCTCGATCTGGTTCTATCAGGTCGCATGGGGCGAGATCCGCCTGATCGACCATTACGCGGCATCCGGCAAAGATCCGATCCACTACGCTGAGGCGCTGCACGGCCGGAAGATCGAGGTCACGGAATACGGCGTCAACGGCAAGCCGGTGAAATGGACACTCGGCGCACCGATTCCCGAACATTCTCACCGTATCGCGTATCGCTATGGCCTGAACTGGCTGCCGCACGATGCGAAGCCGAAGACTTTCGCCTCGCCACGCTCCGGTCTGGAGCAGCTTCGCGACTTTGGCGTCAAGTCGCGCATCACGCCGAGTCTCAGCCTTCAGGATGGAATCCAGTCTGCCCGCGCGACCCTCAAGCACTGCTGGTTCGACGAGAAGCGCTGCGCGCACGGCATCGAGTCGCTGAAGAACTATCGCCGCGAGTGGGACGAGGACAAGAAAATCTTCACCGACAACCCGGTGCACGACTGGACGAGCCACGCCTCTGACGCCTTCCGCTATTTGTCGCTGGTATGGCGCAACCCTGAATCCGAGAAGCCAGCCGAGAAGCCGCGCTTCCTGCATGACCTCACCGCCAAGGAAGTGTTCTGGCCGGCCACCTCATCACAAACACCCGTTCGGGAGCGTATATGACTCAACCTTTGGGAATGTTCCAGCCGCGTGGCGCACAAGGCGCCACGCCTGCCGCACAGGCACAGATCGCTGTGACGACCTCCGTGCAGCAGATCAATTTGCCCGCAGTACCGGTGCAAGGGGGCACCATGCGCATGGTCGTCGATGGGTCGGCGAATATCGCATGGTCGTATGGTGTGTCCGCGTCGCTCTCGATGACCAATGGGGTGCCGATGCTCGCAAACACAATCGAGACATTCACGGTGCCCGATGGCGTAACGCAGCTGAGCGTCATAGGCGCCGCTGCGGGGTCAACGCTTCGCATCGTTGTGGGAGACGGACAATGACACTGCGCGCCGTAGCTCAAGGCCAAGGGCCAAGCAGTCTTCCACCGTCTGGAGCGGCCGGCGGTGACCTTGGCGGCACATACCCGAACCCGACGCTCGCGAAAATCACCAATGCGCTCACCTCATACGGCGGCCTGACGCTCGTGGGAGAGGGTGTTCCGGTTCAGATAGCTTCGGCCGCTCAACTTACGCAGGCGGCGAATGTCTCGCCGACAACGCTTTACACCGTTCCGGCGGGTGGGGCAGGTTGGTATCGGGTATCAGTGCAGGCCGTCGTAACCCAAGCTGCAACGACGTCATCTGCACTGCCCAATGTCGGAGTGACTTGGACCGATAACGACTCCGGCGTTGCGCTGTCAGCCATCACAATGACGCCAACGAATACAGCAAACGCGCCCGGGGCGTTCGGACTTGGCTCTCAGATGATGTATGTGAAGGCCGGTACGACCATCCAGTATCAGACGAGCAATTATGCGTCGTCGGGTGCGACACCGATGCAGTATGCGGTGCGCGCACGTCTTGAATATCTGGGATAAACGATGAGCAACGTCATGGATGGTCAGGCCGCAGGAAACGTCGCATCGCCGGGTGAGAACGTCGTCGATCGCTGGGTCAAGGAAATTGAGTTGTATGAGCAGAAGGCGTCGACTTGGGAGACAAAGTCGAAGAAAATCCTTCGGCGCTACAAGGACGAGCGTAACCAGAGCGAAGGTCAGGTCGCCAAATACAACATCCTCTGGTCGAACATCCAGACACTGCTGCCGGCGCTCTATTCGCGCAATCCGAAGCCCGACTTCCAGCGGCGATTCCTCGATGCTGACCCGGTCGGCCGTATTGCCTGCGAAGTGCTCGAGCGCGCGACATCGTTCACACTCGACAAGGAAGATTTCTTCCTGACAGCGCGCCAGTGCGTGACTGACCGCCTGTTGCCGGGCCGCGGCGTGGTCTGGATTCGGTATGTCCCGCACTTTGCCGAGGCCGAGACAGTCGCGCTGGGGACCGAGATCGCGAATGAGGGGCTTCAGATCGACGACGACGCGCAGGCGAATGAAGGGCCGAACGTGCCTCAAACAGCCTCGTCGGGCGAGCCGATCGAGAATGTCGAATATGAAGAGGTCGACATCGACTATGTGCACTGGAGCGACTTCGGGCATGTGATCGCGCGCACGTGGCAGGAAGTGCCGGCTGTGTGGCGCATCTGCTATCTCACGCGCAAGGAATGCGTCGCGCGCTTCGGCGAAGAAATCGGGCGTCAGATTCCGCTCGACTATTCGCCGGAAGATTTGAAGGGGCAGGAGGTCACTGAATACCAGAAGAAGGCGCGGATTTACGAGATCTGGGACAAGGCAACCAAGCGCGTTATCTGGATTTCCAAGAGTTTTGCCACGCGTACGCTCGACGAGCGCCCGGACATGCTTGGGCTGCAAAACTTCTTTCCATGCCCGCGGCCCATTTTCCCGAACCTCGCGAATGACAGCATCATCCCGGTGCCGGACTATGCGATGTATCAGGATCAGGCGCAGGAGCTGGACGACCTGACGGCCCGCATTTCGCTGCTCACGCGCGCGATCCGCGCGACGGGTGTCTATGATGCGAGCGTGCCCGGCCTTCAGCAGTTGCTCGCCGGCGGCTATGAAAACCGGCTCGTTCCTGTCGATGCATGGGCGGCATTCGCGGAGAAGGGTGGTCTTAAAGGCGCATTCGAGTTGCTGCCGATTCAGGATCTTGCGCAGACGCTTCTCCACCTGTACGAAGCGCGCGACAAGGTCAAGGAAGACCTGTACGAAATCACTAGCATGGCCGACATCATCCGGGGCTCGACAGATGCTGCCGAGACCTATGGCGCGCAGCAGATCAAGGCCAACTTCGCGTCGATCCGCCTCGAAGACATGCAGGCAGAGGTGCAGCGCTTCGCGCGCGACGTCGTCGTGATGGTGGCCGAGGTGCTGGCCAACCAGTTCGACATCAAGACACTCGCCGAGATCTCCGGATATCCGCTAATGACCGCGCAGGAAAAGCAGATCGCGGCGGCGATCCAGAAGCTCGGCGGCGAATTGCCGGACGACATGAAGAAGCCTGCGATCGAGCCAACCTGGGAAGAAGTCGACGCGCTCCTGCGCAATGCCAACATGCGGCATTTCCGTCTCGACATTGAGACCGACTCGACGCTGAAGATGGACCAGAATCAGGAGAAAGCGGATCGCACGCAGTTCCTCGAAGCTGTCGGCCAGTTCCTACAGTCAGCATCCAGTGCGCCGCCGGCCATGATGCCTCTGCTTGGCGAAATGCTCATGTTTGCGGTCCGTGCGTTCCCCATCGGCAAGACGCTCGAAGCATGCTTCCAGGAGACGATCGACAAACTCCAGGCGCAGGCGAAACAGGCTGCGCAACAGCCGCCTCAACCGAATTCCGATCAGATCAAAGCCAATACGGCCCTCCAGATCGCCGCCGGCAAGCAGCAGGGCGATGCGCAAGCCGAGCAGATGCGCGGCGAGATCGAAATGGCGAAACTCCAGCAGCAGGCCCAGAACGACGAGCGTAAGGCCCAGCTCGACGCGTGGGTCGCACAGACGGAACAGCGCGCGCAGGCTGAGCAGGATGCACAGGAGCAGCGGCTTGAGGCTCAGCGCAATGCCATGGAGCAGCACGGTCAGATGGTCGCCGATCGACTGCGCATGGAAATGGAGCAACAAACAGAGCGCATGAAGCAGGCATTTTCTCTGATGATCGCGCAGCTCAACAACGCCGCGAAGATCGAAGTTGCTGAAATCGGCGCCCAATCCACGCTCGATGCAGCGCAGGCCAGCGCCGCGGCGAGCGCAACCGTAGGAGTGAACTGATGCCCATCTATGCGCTGCAATGCTCGGCCGGCTGCGGCCAGGAGCGTGACATTTACCGCACAATCGCCGAGCGTGACCGTGATCTTCCGTCGTGCTGCGGCACTGTCATGGCGCGTAAGGTGGTGGCGCCTATGGTGGCGCCCGACATCGGCCCCTATCAGGCCGTCGCTGTCGACGTTGCCACCGGTAAAGCGCCGGTCATCAACAGCCGCAGCGCGCACCGCGACTTCCTGAAGCGCAACGGCTATACCGAGGTTGGAAACGAGAGCGTCGGCCGCAAGGCTGGCGAGGTCCGCGGCGATTTCAATCTGCGCGGTGACCTGACCCGGGCCACCCGAGAAGTGATCGGGAGCAAACGATGATCGGTGCCTTCCTTCCCCGCCTGCTGCCGTTGCTTCAGCAGGCCGAGGCGCAAGCCGCACAAGCGCGCATGCAGCAGATGATGCAGGCGCCCCCCGGTGCATCCGTCGGCCCGGTCGCTCATCCGCCGACGATACCGCAACCGATGGCCGCCCATCCGATGATGCAAAGCCCGATGCCGGGTGCGCCCCAGCACTGACATTGCGACGAAAATTCCCGCTGCCTAGCATCCCCATCATGCAAATCAGCGGGGATTAAAAATGCAAGTCAATGGTGAAGGGCAGGGCGATACGCAGCAGATCGATACTAGTCAGACCGCAGAGCTATCACTGCGTGAGGAAATCGTCCGGAATCTCGCTGACCTGAAGGGCAACGATGATGCCGTCGATGCGACCACCGCTACGACAGCCGCCGCTGCTGATCCTGCGGCAACCACTGACGCAGCCCAGCCCGCTGCCACTACGTCGGCTACCGATCCCGCCGCAACCACTGCGACCACGACCGAAGTGCCGAAGTCCAAGGCGCCGCAATCATGGCCGGCCGCCGACCGCGCGCATTGGGACAAGATCCCCTCCGAAGTTCAGGCCGTAATCGCGCGCCGCGAGGAAGAAGCCCACAAGGGCATCACGCAACTCGGCCAGGATGCTGCGTTCGGCAAAAAGATCAATGAAGTCGTTTCCCCGTACCTGCCAATGATCCGCTCCGAAGGCGGCGATCCGGTGGGCGCGGTCCAGAGTCTTCTGCAAACTGCGTATGTGCTGCGTTCGGGCGATCCGACGCAGAAGGCGGGACTTTTCCGCCAGCTCGCGCAGCAGTTTGGAGTGGATTTGAACGCTGTTTCTGCCGGCGCTCCGCAGGTCGACCCTGAAGTGCAATCACTCCGTCAGGAGCTTGCACAGGTCCGGGGTTTCCTGCAGCACGGCCAGCAACAGCAACATCAGCAAGTTCAGGAGCAGGCGCAGTCCGTGATCGACTCCTTCGCTGCGGATCCCAAGAACGAATTCTATGAGCAGGTAAAGCCCTTGATGGGCTCATTGCTTGTGAATGGACAGGCTCGGGACATGCAGGAGGCGTACGACATGGCGTGCCATGCCATTCCTGACGTTCGTTCCACAATTCTGTCCCGCCAGACGGCGGAAGCGGAAGCGAAGCGAGCTGCCGAGGCGAAAGCCAAAGCTGATGCGAAGCGCAGGGCAGCAGGTTCTATCAGCGGATCGCCCGGGGCTCCCGTCTCGACGACCACCGCTGCGCCGAATCTCTCTCTGCGAGATGAACTGCGGGCGAATCTTCGCGCCGCGACTGCTTCGTAACCCTCGTCTGGAGCTAACATCATGAGCCTGCAAAACCCGTCAAGCACGTTGACGGAAATCGTCACCACGACCCTGCGCAATCGCACAGGCAAGCTGGCTGACAACGTGACCAAAAACAACGCCCTTCTGTACCGCCTTCGTCGTCGCGGCAACGTCAAGACCGTCAGCGGCGGCCGGACGATCGTCCAGGAACTCGAATACGCCGAAAACGGCACGTTCAAACGCTACAGCGGTTATGAAGCGCTGAACATCTCGCCGTCCGATGTGTTCACCGGTGCGGAGTTCAACTACGCACAGGCTGCCGTGGCGATCTCGATCTCGGGCCTCGAACAGCTGCAGAACAGCGGCGAGGAAGCGATCATCGACCTGCTCGAAAGCCGCATCAAGAACGCGGAAAAGACGCTGGTCAACAACATCGCGCTCGACTGCTATTCCGACGGCACGGCCGACGGTGGCCGGCAGATCGGCGGCCTCGCGCTGCTGGTCTCGGCGACGCCGACGACGGGCGTGGTGGGCGGTATCGACGCGTCGACGACCATCGGTTCGTTCTGGCGCAACATCGCGTTCTCGTCCGTCACCGACGGCGGTGCAGCGGCGACGTCGGCGAACATCCAGTCGTACATGAACCGCGTCTATCTGCAACTGATCCGCGGTACCGACAAGCCCGACCTGATCGTCGCGGACAACAACTACTACCGCCTGTATCTGGAGTCGCTCCAGGCCATCCAGCGCATCACCTCGAACGAAATGGGCGAAGCGGGTTTCGACTCGCTGAAGTACATGAGTTCCGACGTGGTGCTCGACGGTGGTTACGGCGGCGGTGCGCCGCAGAACACGATGCAGTTCCTGAACACGGACTACATCTACTTCCGGCCCCACACCGACCGCAATTTCGCCCCGATCGGTGATGATCGGTTTGCCGTCAATCAGGACGCGATGGTCAAGCTGGTGGGTTTCGCCGGCAACATGACCGTGTCGAATCGCCGTCTGCAAGGCCTGCTCAAGGGCTAAGGGGAAACGACATGTCTTTCATCGCATACGACCCGCTTCTCGGTGCTGTCAAGCTGACCGACATCGACCCGACGGGCCCGGGTCCTGTCAACCTCGTGAATGGCACCGGCTCTGGCCGCATGTCGTTCTCGATGGAATCGCTACGCGGCTATGACCCGGCGCTCGGCGGTGGCGAATTCGTGCTGGCTCAGGCCGGCGGCACGATCGCTGCAGGTACGGTCTGCCAGTTCAATCAGTCGATCGTCAACGGCAATATTGTTGACACCGCGGCTGCTTGGGCCGGCACTGCAAACAGTGGCGACATGGTCGGCGTTGCCGTGGCCGCGCTGACCGTCGGTCAATGGGGCTGGTTTCAGGTCGGCGGCCATGCAATCGTCACGTGCCAGGGCGCACCGGTGGCAGGCAATCCGGTGTACTGGCAGGCCGCTGGCGTCGTCAGCCCGACGGCTGTCGCCGGCAAACAACTGGAGGGCGCGAAGTTTGCCACCGCGCCGGCCGTGACCCTCGGCCAGGGCAGCAACGCCATCACGCTCTCGGCGACGCAGGCAGTTCTGCTGGTGAACCGTCCGAGCGCACAAGGCGCGATCACCTGATCGCGTTGTCTTAACCGGGAGGGGCTTCGTGCCCCTCCTATCTTTCAGGAGTCTCCCCAGCCATGGATTTCGCACAGGCCAGAGTCGTCGAGCAGGGCAATCAACTCCACGTGGTGCATGGCGACGATGCCAAGCTCTATGTCGAATTCACGTTGGAGGCAGTGCATCAGCCTGCGTTGTCCGAGCAGGAAGGGCGACCGATCTACAAGGACGTCCCGCATATCCGTATTCATTTCCCCGGCGATCGGACGAAGCAGATCTTCCGCCCGGTGAAGATGGAAGCCGATTATGCCGGCCCGGCCGACCCGGTTCGATTCTCACGGCAATGGACGGCATTCATGGCGCAGCAGGAACAGGTGCAGACCGGTACGCCGCTGCTCGAGTGGGGTCCGCTGACGAAGTCCCAGGCGATGGAATTGAAGGGGCTGCATATCCACACGGTCGAGCAACTCGCCGGCATCGCTGACAGCAACCTGACGTGGCTCGGCGCGCGTGAGTTGCGCGACAAGGCGGTCGCGTGGCTGAAGCAGGCCGACGGCGGCAAGGAAGCGGTGCGGCTGCAAGGCGAACTCGAAAAACGTGACCTCGATATCGCCAACTTGCGCGAGCAGATGCGCGAGATGGCCGAGCGCATGGACGCAACGACGCAGGCCGACGGCGGCAAGAAGGCCGCGGCGCCGAAGAAAATCGCAGGCGAGTAAGTCATGACACAGCCCATCACCTCATCGAACCAGAAAACGCTCCTGAAGGTCGTCCAGGAGGTGATGGGCGACCTCGGTCTGCCGCAACCGCAGCTAGTCATCGGCAACACTGACAAGACTGTCCAGCAGATGCTGGTGCATGCCACGCGAGTGGGCGAGGATCTGGCATCGCGCGCCGCGCCGAATGACGGCTGGCAGGTGCTGCGTAAGGAATACAAGTTCTCGCTGATCGGCTTTGGCGGCTATACCGGCGATGTGACTGCCGGTTCCAACATCATCTCGAACATGCCATCGGTCGGGAATATCGCCGTCGGCATGATCGCGACAAGCACGGCGATTCCCTATGGTGCGACGGTGACAGCTGTCGGTGCCGATAGCGTGACCCTCGATTCGGACGCTCCGACGACGCTCACCGGTGAGCAGTTTTCCTTCGGCAATGAGAGCTACCCGATTCCGGCAGACGTCGCGCACTTCATCACCGAAACTGGCTGGGACCGCTCGTTTCGCTGGCAGCTCGTCGGCCCTCTGAATCCGCAGGAATGGCAGGTCTTGAAGTCCGGCATCAGCCCGACCGGGCCGCGCCTGCGTTACCGGATCATGGACAGCCAGATCTATGTGAACCCGGTACCGGCATCGCGGGATAATCTCGTGCTCGAATATTATTCGACGGGCTGGTGTCAATCGTCCACTGGCACTCCGCAGGCGGCATGGCTCGCCGACTCGGACACCTGTGTGTTGCAGGACCGTCTTTTCATCCTTGGCATTCTCGCGCGCTTCTTGAACCGGAAGGGCCTCGATTCGACGTCGGCGCAACGCGAGTATGACGATGCAGTTGAGCGTGCGCTGTCGCGCAATGCCGGCGCGCGTTCGCTGCCGCTGAATGCGCGGATGAATCCGCCGGTGCTGCTCGGCTCGAATAACGTGCCTGACACAGGTTTTGGCAGCTGACATGCGCGCTCCCGTCAATCGCGCTGCGCGCGTCCAGATTCAGTCCATTCCGCCAAGCGTTGGAGGTCTCAATACTCTCGACGCGGTGGCGAACATGCCGCCGACCGATGCCATCATCCTCGACAACTATTTCCCGAGTACGGCTGATGTGCCGCTACGCAACGGCTACCAGAACTGGGGATCGGGAATCGCCGGGAACGTCGAAACGCTCGCCGTCTACAGTTCTGGCACAGAAGAGAAGCTGTTCGCGATCTACGGGGGCGCTTTATATGACGTCTCGGCCAACGCCGCCGTAGGCGCGCCGCTGATAAGCGGCCTGACGAATTCACGCTGGCAGTGGGTTGACTTTACGAACGCCGGCAAGACGTTTCTGGTGATGGTCAATGGCGTTGATGCGCCACTGATCTATGACGGAACGGATTGGCATACGGTACGCACTGCAACAGCGAAGACAATTACGTCGATCACTGCGAGCGGTACGACCGCGACGCTCATCACCGCTGCACCGCATGGCTTGACGACCGGCGATCAGATCACGATCACCGGTGCAACGCCGGATGCTTTCAACGGAACTTTCACCGTGACGGTTGTCGACGCAACCACCTTCACTTACACGATGGCGACGGCACCCGGCGGCAACGCGACGGTCGTCGGTACCTATATCGTGATGTGGAGCATCACCGGCACTGACCCGACGCAATTCGTGCACGTGCAGGTATTCGCGTCACGCCTGTGGTTCACGCAAAACATCAGCATGCAGTCGTGGTATCTGCCAGTCGGACAGGTGGCGGGCGCGGCCGTTCTCTTCGATGTTGGGCCGCAGACGGTTCTCGGTGGCTTCCTGATGGGTATTGCGACCTGGAACATCGATAACTCAGCGGGCCTGAATCCCTACATCATCTTCGTCACCTCGAAGGGCGAAGCGGTCGTCTATCAGGGCTCGGACCCGTCTCAAGCGACAAGCTTCAGCATTTCGGCCCGGTTCCGCATTGGTGCGCCGGTGGGGCGCCGCTTCTTCGAGAAGTACGGCTCTGACATCGTCTTCATCGGCGCAGACGGCTTGACACCGCTGAGCAAGGCTTTGCTGACCGACCGCGCGCAGCGCGACATTACGTTGACTGAGAAGATCAGTCCGTCGGTAAATGTCGACGTTGCGACATACGGCAGGAATTTCGGCTGGCAAGTTGTGCTCTATCCAGACGGCAATAAGCTGGTCATTAATGTGCCGACTGCCGAGGATGTGGCGAGCTACCAGTATGTGATGAACACGATCACGAAAGCATGGTGCCGCTTTACCGGCTGGAACGCCTTCTGTTTCGCCTATTTCAATGGCGCGCTCTATATGGGCGGAAAGAATTTCGTTGCGCAGGCGGATATTGGAAGCGACGACGGTGGTCTCGCGATCAATAGCGACATCAAGCCGGCATACAACTATTTCGGCCAACGCGGCCAGGAAAAGTACTTCCGCATGATCCGGCCGGTGTTCATCACCAGTACCGGTTTCCAGCCGCTGATTGATCTGTCCGTCGACTTCGACACGATCCTGCCGACCTCTGCTCCGACGTTCTCGCGCGGCTATGTGAATCCATGGGATCTGACGCCCTGGGATCAGGTGCCGTGGGCAGATGCCCAGATTGTCCAGACGGCATGGGAGAGCATCGACGGGCTCGGCTATGCCGCGACCTTCAGGATGCGCGCGCAGACGACAGGCATCCAGTTCTCCATCCAGTCGGTCGATTTCATGTTCGAGGCGAAACAGACGCCTTCCTTCTGAAATTCCCGCTGCCTAGAATCAGCGCTTAGATTTTCCATCTTCATGCACGCGGCCTTCGGGCCCGGTAAAAGGTGCGCAGAGCAGGTCTTGCGCCCTTCGTGCATTCCCGCTTTGCGCATCAGGAAACGACCTGATGAAACGCATTGTCTGGGACCAACCTGAACGAGTGATGCAATTCGTCGCCGCGCGCACCGGCGAGGATTGCTATCGCGATTACACCGCGATCGGTCTTGAGCGCGGCGGTGATCTCGTCGCAGGCGTCGTTTTCAACATGTACACCGGTCGCGATGGCTCGCTGATGATGCATGTCGCCTCCGACGGCTCGCGTCAGTGGATGACGCCAGCCTATCTCGCCGCGTGCTTCAAATACCCATTTCTGATGCTGCATTGCCGCCGCGTGACGGGACTCGTGCGCGCCGACAACACCGCGGCGCAACGCTTTGACGAACACCTTGGGTTCAGACGTGAAGGCCTGATACGCCAGGGCGCCAATGACGGCGTCGATCTCATCCTGTACGGCATGCTCCAAAGCGAATGCCGCTTTCTCGAAGGAAAACATCATGCGGCATTGCTTCGAGCAGCCTGATCTGCCGGCGCTCGCCTTTCGCAAGGCGTTCGGCAAAAATCGTGCTTCGACACTGGAAGGCGGCGGCAAGGGCGGCGGCTCGGCGCCAAGCGCGCCCGATCCATACACGGTAGCGAATGCGACGACGCAGACGAACACCGACACGGCGGCCTATAACAAGGCGCTGAACCTCAACAATTATTCGAATCCGTTCGGCTCTCAGCAGTCGACGCAGACCGGCACCGATCCCAAGACCGGCGCACCCATCTATAACACGAGCATCAGTGCCAGCCAGCCGCTTCAGAACCTGATCAATGGTTCGCTGTCGCAGGCCGGCAATTCAAATACCACGCTCAACAATTCGCTGTTCGGATTGAGCTCGCTTGGGTCGCAGATCAGTCCTCAGGCTGCGCAACAGGCCAATCAGCAAGGCCAGCAGGCGGCCTACGCAGCACAGACTCAATACCTCGATCCGCAGTTCGCGCAGGGGCAGTCGAGCATGGAATCGCAGCTTGCCAATCAGGGCCTCACGCCCGGTTCGCAGGCGTACACGAACGCGATGACCAACTTCAACAATGCGAAGCAGCAGGCCTATAGCAATGCGGCGAATCAGTCGGTCCTGACGGGTTCACAGATCGGCTCGCAATTGCTGAACAACCAGCTCGCGAGTGTCGGCACGCAGGCGAATCTTTACGGCCAGCAGGCTTCGCTGTCGCAGCTGCCGTATTCGCAACTCTCATCGCTGGCCGGTCTGATCCCTGGCAATACAGGGACCTCGCAATCCGCGGCACAGCCGGCAAACATCGCGCAGGCATTCCAGAACCAGTACAACGGCCAGTTGAATGCATACAACGCGGCGACGGGTTCGTCCAATTCGATAATGAGCGGCCTGTTCGGTCTGGGTAGCTCGGCTATCGGCGCATTCTCCGATCGTCGCCTGAAAACCGACGTCGAAGCGACGGACGCGCGGCTCGATTCAGGTCTTCCGATCTATCGATATCGCTATGTATGGGACGCGCCCGGCGTGCGCCGCGCCGGCGTCATGGCCGACGAGGTGAAACATGTGTTCCCGCATGCGGTGCACACCGACTCGAGCGGCTTCGACAAGGTCGATTACGACGCGATCGGAGGGCGCCATGTCCTGGCTATTCGGTAACACGCTTTCCGCTGACAACCAGGACTCGCCTATTGGCTATGCCGGCGAGAAGTTTCAGCGCTGGACCGATCCGCTGTCGTGGATCACTGGCGGGAAGTGGGCCGACCTGACGTCGAAGACCATTCCCAACGCAACGAATCGCATCCTTGAGCCGATCGCAAAGCCCGTTAACGAATTCGATCAGACGGTCAATCCGCTGCGCAAGATTCCCATGGTCAACAACGTGGCGAATCTCGGCTATGCGAAGCCCGGCGACTCGATCGGCCTCGCCATTGGCTCCGTCTTCACCGGTGGCGCACTTGGGGGCGCACTTGGTGCGGGGGAGGGTGGAGGAGCGGGCGCTGGGACTGGTGCAGCTGCCGGTGCGGGCGCAGGCGCCGGCGCATCTGGCGGTGGGCTCTCCAGCCTTTTCGGGCTCGGCGGTGGGCTCGGTGCAGATGTCGGCGGTGGTGCTGGCGCTGGCGGCCTGACTGGCTTCTTCAGCGGCCCCGCGGCGTTCGGCGATGCCGGCCTGACGGGAACGGTATCCGCGGGCGGCTCCGGCCTTGGCTCGGCGCTCGGTGGCGATCTTGGCGGCTCCCTGGGTGCTTCGCCCACAGGGCTATTCAGCGGCCTGTTGCCGGGCGGCGGAATGACTGGCACGGCGAGCGGCGCGCTCGGCGGTGGCATCTCTGGCGAGACGGCCGGCGCTTCGGGGATCGGTGGCGCTTCGATGGGAGGCCTAGGCGGAGGCATCGATTGGACGAATCTCGCCCAACAGGCGCTTAAGCAGCAGAGTCAGGTGAATCAGCAGAACGCAAATCAGGCCTATGGACGGCAACAGCAATCCGGCAGCTATGCCGATCCGCAGGCAATCCTGCTAAGCCCGAAAGTGGCCTCGCCAACGACCAATTCGCAACTGCTCGGACAACTTTTGATGAATCGCACCGCGGCTTCGTGGGGAGGTGCCTGATATGCCAACAAGCGCACAAGGGATGCTCGGCAATCCGCTGATTGCAAACCTGTCTCCCGATCAGCAACAGTCGCTCGCGCAACTGCAGCAACAGCAGGCCATCGGCCAGGCGCTCCTTAGTCAAGGGCTGACGCCGGTCGACACCTCCAATCGTCAGGTGGGCGGTGTTGGCTATCGCGTGAGCCCGCTCGAAGGGCTGGCGAAGATCGTACAGGCTGCCGTCGGCAACAAGCTCGCCACGCAGTCGATGGGGCAGCAGGCGCAGTTGATGGGGCAGATGTATGGGAACTCCTTCGGCACGAACCAGCCGGCGGCCGCGGCGGCCGCGCCGGTCGATCCCGCGCAGACGCCTGATGCTGGTGGAATCGTCGGTGGTGGTTCGGGTGCTGGCGTGCAGTCCTATCCTGTGGCGGCGCAAGGTCAGCCGAGCCCGGCGCAGCTCGGCGCGCAGCTCACTGGAGCGGCTCCTGTTGCGCGCGGTGGTCCGCTTACGCTGCCCGGCAAGACGCCTCAGGAATCGATGCAGATCTTCGCGACGATCGGCCCCGACAATTACGCGAAACTTCTGACCTCGTGGGGTGCGCCGACCGATGCCACGCGGATGGCAATTGCAGCGGGTATTAGTCCGGCACAGGCAAACGGGGACGCGCTGTTCAAGGCGAATTATGTCCCGCCCAATCAAGGTGCGCCCGGCACGATCGCACGTGATGCACGCACCGGCCAACTGCTGTACTACTCGCCCGACATTCCAAAGGGCGGCGAGCCAGTTTTCAATGCCGGCGGCCAGGTCGTCGGCGTCAAGCAGCTCGATGGATCGCTGCAACTGATCGGGCAGGCTGCGGCCGCGCAAGCTGGTGGCGAAGGTAGCCAGTTGCCCTATGCAACCGTCGATGCAGGCGGAAATCCACAGCCGCTTACGAACCGCACTGCGGCTGCGACGGGTTCCGCCAATGCGAGTCAGCAGCCCCCCATTCCGACGCTTCCCGGTCTCACCGGACAAAGTGGAGCTCTTTCTGGCAGTTCGAATGTGCCGTTGCCCGGCGGACCGCTGCCTAGTGGTGGTGCGATGTATGCCGCGCCTCCGATGGGTGCGACCGCTGCAGCCGATGCGCAGGCGCGCGGCCAGATCGATACGATGCAGAAGTCGTATCAGAACCTGCAAACGGTGCGTTCGGGTGCGCCGGCCGCGCTGCAAGACGTCGACAACATGGCAAAGTTGGCGCAGGGTGCTTCGCCGGCGACCATTGGGCCGGCCGCAGCCAAGTTCGCGGGTCTGTTCAGCGCCAATGCTGCTGAATATGAGAAATCGCGCGACAACCTCGTGACGAATCTTGGCTCTCAGCTCGGCATCAATTCCGACGCCGCGCGTGATCTTGTGTATGGATCGATTCCGTCGTATGGCGCTCCCAAGCAGGCGGTGCAAAACGGCCTTGCTGCCCTGCGCGGACAGATTCAGACGCGACTGCTGAAGTCCGACTATCTGTCGGATGCCTATGCGGCCGGCGATGCGAAAACTTACAACCAGCGAGATAACCAGTTCGATCAGAACATTACGCCGGCGATAGCAAATATCGTCACGATGCCCGCAGGGCAGCAGCGCGCGCAAGCTCTTCAGCAAGCTGCAAAAGATCCCCAGATACGCGCGCGTCTTGAGTGGGCAGCGGAGCATGGAGTTCTGCGATGAGCGCGCTCGACGACATCATCGCGCGCGACTCGGCGCCCCAAGGACTCTCACAGCTCGACGCGATCATTGCTCGCGATGCTCATCGTCAGAATGCAGTGTCCGCTCTGTCCTCCCAGGCCGCAGCTTCGCCGAAAGTGACCGCGCCAGCGGCCGCGTCCATTGCCACCGTTGCAGTGTCGCCGGATGATGCGCTTGCCCAAGATTTGACTGCTGGCGGTGCATCGCCTTACGCGTGGGACGAGATGAGGCAGATCGGTTCTGGCGCATGGCACGGTGTCAGCAGTCTCGTGAACAACGCCGCGAATCTCGTCGAAAAAGGTGTCGCCGGCGGCGCGAATTTCATTCCGGGCATGAATGGCTCTGCGATCGGTAACTGGCTCACGAATACGGCGAACGATGACGTTGCTGCGCAATCTGCTGCGGATCAACGGTTCAAGCAAACCGCGTCCCCGGGCGAACAAGCGTCCGCGATCGTTGCGCCTCTATTAATGCCCATGGGCAGCGTTGCCAAAGTTGGGAGCGCGGTCAAAGGCGGTGTTTCCGCGCTCCCAATGATGAGCGGCGCAGTCGGCCGCGTAGTCGGAACCGGATTAGGCAATGCCGCGACCGGAGCAGTATCGACCGCAGGCGCAGACGTTGATGCGAATCAGCCTTACTGGTCGCAGATAGGCAGGAATCTGCTCGCGGGCGGTGTGGTCGGCGCTGCTTTGCCGGCGGTGTTCAGCGGGACGAAGAGCGTCGGCACCAATCTATACGACGCCGCACGACCGATATTCAATCCGGCTGCATACGTCGGCAAAGGACTCGCGGCCTCATTGGGTGATGATGCGGCCACGGTTGCGGCGCAGATCCGCACCGCACCGATCTATCTGCCCGGATCGATGCCGACCACTGCTCAGGCCGCGCCGAATCCCACGCTCGTTGCGACTGAGAAGGCGTCGGCGAATGGCGTTCCGGGCTTCAAGATCGCGATGGAAGAGCGCGCGAACGCGAACAATCAGGCGCGCTGGGATGCGCTAGGCGGTGTTGCACAGACGCCGCAGGCACTCCGCGCCGCGGTGCAGGCACGCGATCAGGCGGCCGGCCCGCTCTATGACGCTGCACGCTTCGGCATGTACGACGTCGATCCGGATCTGGAGGCGCTGATGCGGCGACCGGCCATGCAGCAGGCGCTGCAGCGCGGTACGTCCATCGCCTCGAACGAAGGCAATGCCGGCTTCCTGAACGCGATCACGCCAATTGCGCCGACGACGGCCAACGTGCCAACGGGCGGCGTGGGCTTCAACGGCGCACCGCTCATGCAGCAGATCCGGACGAGTCCAGGCACGCGGGGCCAGCCGGCGCGCATCACTGGCGATGTGCTCCATTACCTGAAACTCGGAATGGATGATCTGCAGGCGAGCGCGCGCGAAAACACGCGGCTCGGCCCTCAGGAGCGGCGCGCGATTAACCAGGCGCAGGGCGATTTTCTCGACTGGCTCGACAACGCATCGCCCGACTATGCGGTCGCGCGCGCGACGTATGCCGGCATGTCGCCCCCGATCAACTCGATGCAGGCCGGACAGGAGATTGCGGGTCGGCTGGGGGGCGCGGGCCGCCCGCTGAACTCGTCAGGCACGCCGCTCATGACCGCACCGGGCTATGCGGTGGCGCTCAGTCAGGCGCTGCGCAATCAGGAGTTCGGCATCGAGTCAGGTGCGCAGCAGACGCTCGAGAACATCGGCCGCGATCTGCAACGCTCGACGGTTTCGAACTCGATCCGCGCCGGCTCGGGCAGCGACACGGCCTACAACCTGCAGGCCAATGGCTGGCTCGCCAGGAAACTGTATGGCGCAGATTTTCAAGGCGGCACAGTCGGAAAGCTATTGGGGACAGCGGTCCAGGCTGGAGGCGCTGCTGGCGGTGCCGCGCTCTTCGGGCCTACCGGCGCGGGTGTGGGTTCAGCGATCGGCAGTGGTATTGGTTCGCTGTTCAATGGCGCCCGGGTGAACTCGCGTCTCAACCGACATCTAGGGGAGTTGCTTCTTAATCCCCACGCGCTGCTCCCGTATCTGCACGCTGGTTCGACCCTTCCCGCTCAGGTCAGAAATCAGGCGCTCGGGCAAGCCTTGCTGAGGAACATCTACCCAGCCGCCGCCGGAGCGGTGGCGCGTAGCGGCCTCATAAATTCCAACTAGGAGACCGCAGATGGAAACCACCACCACAGCGAGGACCCAATGGTCCCAGATGAAGAGAACTAGCATCGGAGGTCACCTTGCCATTTAACGGAAGCGGTTCGTTTTCCCCGAAATACAACTGGCAGAACGATGCCGCGCTTGGCCTGAATATTAGCTCATCGCGGATGCAAGGCCAGGATGATGATATGGCGGCCGGCCTGTCGCTCTGCCTGACCAAGGACGGGCAGCAAACACCGATCGCCAATCTCACGATGGGCGGCTGGCGCTTGACCAACCTCGGTACGCCGGTAGGTACAAGCGATGCGGTCACGAAAAACTATGTCGATACATTCCTCGCTTCGGCAACTGGATCGTCTCTGATCGGCTTCCTGCAAGCGGGGGCCGGAGCAGTTCTGCGCACGGTTCAAGACCGTCTGCGTGACACGGTCAGCGTCAAGGATTATGGGGCGGCGGGCGATGGAACAACGGATGACAGCAGTGCTATTCAGGCTGCGGTAACCGACAATCCCGGAAAGAAAATTCTGTTCCCTTATACGGGAAACCCTTATCTCCTGAACTCGAATATTACGCAGGCATCCCCGCCCGCTTCTTTCATTGTCGACGGAGGTGTCACGTTCAGCGGGGCGGGCAAGTTGCCGCCCGCTTCGACGAATTCGTTCCAATTGAACGTCGGCGACTATCTGACTCGAGTCCCTGTCGGCGGAACGGTGAAGTACGGCAGCACCACGCTTCAGGTCGAGAGCCTGCCCGATGCTACGTTCGTCGGCAACGCAGTGCCGATCTACGGCGGCAGCGTGAGCCCACTGGGCAATCCGAACTTCACGGGCTTTCTTTGGGGTGCAAATTTCCTTGCCAAGATGTGGCCAAGCACTGGCGTATACAACGCGCTAGGTGTCGAGATCGATCTGGACAACCACTATCAGGCGGGCGTGGGCGACGGTCTTCGTGTGACAGGGGTGGGCGAGTTCAGCCCTAATAACGGCATCTCTGTTCGGCGCGCTAACACTGGTTCTGACTGGACGACAGGCGCGCTGATCCAAAACTTCGTCACCGGCCTTTTGATTGATGCGAGCACCTCCGCAGCACCCCAGTATGGCGCGCGGATCGAGGGGATGTCCTCGAATCTTCTGCGCATGAAACCATCGGATGACCTGAATCCGTTGTCCGCGGCCGCGTTCCTGACCGATTCAACCGGCGCAACGGTCAACTTCTCGATTAGCAAACGAGGCGGTATCAAGATTGGCCCCGGTGGCACAGAAGTGTCGAAGTGGGTAGCTGGAAGCTTTGCGATCAGCCCTGGCTCGATCCCGGCCAACAGCACAGCGGACGTGCTTGTTACCGTCACGGGTGCGGTCAACGGGCAGCCGGCCAATGCATATCCTCCGTCAAGTGCCGTACCGCCCACCGGCATCACGTGGCAGGCATGGGCCAGCGCGACAAATACTGTACGCATCCGTTTCGCCAACCTCACCAACAGCGCCGTCACAGTGCCGGATGGTAGCTGGCGCGTCGAAACCATCACTCACTAAAAACATCTCGGAGAAACCCCAGATGAAGCAACAGTCGACCACAGAGCAGCACGCTACGCCGGTCAATATAGTGCCCGCCACTTACACCCATATCCACGTCTCTTTAGACCACGAGGGCGTCGAAACTGTAGCGAAAGAGGTGGAGGCGCAAGGGATCAAGAATTTCACAGTTTTTCGGCTGACGGTCGACGGTCTCAGTGTCGACCTGTCGTATGAGGATCTGCAAAGCATCGTGCACCGTCGTCAAGGAGTGAAGTGAACATGGGCCTCAAGAAAGCAACCACCTTCAAATCTATTCAGCTCACCGACGCGTATTACCGCGTCGTGCTGCCGCAGATCGACACCTCCAAAACAACGATGTCTTTCAGTGTCTGGGTGTTTTCCTCGGAAGCAGGCGCGATGGATCAGGAGAACGCGCTGGGCGAGCTTGCGGAGTTTTACTCTGGCGTGCCGTATGCAATAGCCGGCGAAAACCCGTTCAGTCAGGCCTATGCCTATCTGAAGACGCTGCTGGATTTCGCTGGAGCCGTCAATGTGTTTGAGGCCGGACAACCGTCATAAATGGACCGCGCGCCACGATGTGCGCTGCCAATGAAACCGGGGGAAGGATGGGTGAAAACATGGTCTCGGACGTATCCGTCCAGGTGCTCTCGGAGCGCGTGACAGCAGTTCTCGATGACATCAAGGAAATGAAGGGAAAGGTCGATGCGATGCATGTCGTCAGCATCCGACTCGCGGGTGTCGAGCGTGATGTGGTGAGCGTCGATCGTAAGGCAGAAGTGGCCTTGTCAAAGACCGATTCTGCTGCTGATGCCATTTCCAAGATCAGAGAGGACGTCAACGGCACGAAGAAGGCGTGGAAGTGGATGGGTGGGCTCAGCATGGTCGGATTCGCCGCGGTCGGTGGCGTCTATTCGCAGTGGCACCCATGGATGGACGACATCAACCGTGCGAAGGCCGTTCGTGACGAGTCGCTGAGCCACTATCAGGCTGATGTCGGCGCGGAAATGCGGAAGACCGACAACCGGCTCACAGTTCTCGAATTCCGTGCCAACAATGTAGACAGCAAGGGGAGCAAGTGATGTCGAGCTTTGACGAGGCATTCGACGCGCTCATCGGCAACGAGGGCGGTTACGTGAACAATCCGGCGGATCCGGGAGGCGCGACCTGTTGGGGTGTCACCGAGCGTGTCGCGCGTGCCCATGGATACACAGGGCCGATGCAGACGCTCCCGAAAGAGACTGCTAAGGCTATCGCCAAGACGGTCTATTGGGACCCGCTGCATTGCGATGAGTACGATCCCCGCGTTGGCTTCCAGCTAGTCGATGCCAATTTCAACGGGGGGCAGACGGTTCGCTGGGCGCAGCAGGCTGCCGGCACGGTAGTGGACGGAGTCCTAGGTCCGAACACGATCGGTGCGATCAAGGCGGCCGACCCGCACGCGTTCTGCCTGACTTTCCTCGCGCTGCGCCTGAAGTATCTCGCCGGCCTGAAGACGTGGCCGATCTTCGGCCGCGGTTGGAGCAACCGTATCGCATCCAACATGCAAAAGGGAGCCGCCTGACATGGATCTGAAAACACTCGGTGCCGAAGTCGCAAAGATCGGCCTTCCGCTGCTCGGCGCGGCGCTGCCGATCCCCGGCGGCATGGCACTCGGCGCCGCGCTCGCGTCGACCATCGGCTCGCCGTCGGCGCAGCCCGAAGACATCCTCGCGACGCTGACCGGCAACGCCCAGGCGCTCGCGCAGGCGAAACAGTTCGAACTGACGCATCAGGAGACGATGCTGCGGATCACGATGGATGCGCAGACGGCACAGTTTCAGGCGGAAGTCAGCGATCGACAGGATGCCCGGTCGAAGCTGGCCGCGAACGGCGCGCTCTGGTGGATTGCTGCACTGGTGCTGGTGACCTTCGCCATCATCATGACGGCGGTCCTCGTCGGATCGTGGAGGCTGCTCGAAGGCGGGATCACGATCAAGGACGTGTCAGTCGTTGCGGCTATCTCAGGCCTCGTCGGATCGATCGTGGGGTATGTCGCGGCGAACGCTCAGACCGTGATCAACTTCCTGTTCGGCGGTTCGATGGGCAACGAGAAGAACTCGGCGGCGCTCGCCGACAGTGTGCGCACGTCGACGCAGGCTCTTGCGGTGGGCAACAACACACCATGGAGTCCGGCCGCCGCTGCGCCAGTGCTGTCGATTTCACCAAGTGGCATGTCGAGCGCTGTACCGGTGCCGCAAAATATCACCTCAGCCCCGCTGGCTGACGAGCAAGACTATGTGCCCTCACCTGGCGCGCAGGGTGATATTTACCGTGGAAGCTGAGCAACCCCGTCGGGGCTAAAATGTCCGCGCCGCGATCAGGGAGCTCGACGGCGGCAGGAAGCGTTACGATGTGGGGTATTACGCTGTCGTTGGGACGTGGCGCTTCTGCAACCGGACGAGGCGGTCAGAGGGTTAAAGATGGTGGCCGAAGCATGGCGCGGGTGCCTCCGGACGACTCCGCTACCGATCTAAAACGAGAGGTGGAGTTCGCGCTCGAGTTGATTGAGGCGCTGAGCGCTCATCGTTGAACTGCCTCATTTGTTGAGTGGCAGTGGTTGGCCATGCTGGGTGGCCGAAGAAAAATTACTAGAATCCGGGGAAGTTTCATGAGTATGTTTGACCTCTCTCAATCTGCTGCAGACGCACTATTCAAGTGGTCGAATGTCGTGGCTATCGTAGGGGCAGTTTTGGCAGCAATTGGAGCCTATGGCTCATTCTGGACGGGCAACATTCGGGACCGTTACAGTGATGAGCGAATCTCCAAAAATGAAGCGGATACGGCCTCGGCGCGAAAGACCGCAGCAGTTGCAAACGAAAGCGCCGCCAAGGCCAGTGAAAATGTGGCTAAGGCAAACGAGCGAACAGAACTGCTTCGGCAATCTAATCTGGAGGTTCAGCGCCAGTTGGAAAAGGAGCGGTTGGAGCGACTTCGACTTGAGGCAAGCATTGCCCCCCGTCGCCTTTCCGAACAGCAACGCTGGTCCCTCGTGTCGTCGCTTCAATCTGCTCCCCAACCGCTCGCGGCGCAAATTACTTTGTTGGGCGACGAGGAGGCAGGTGGTTATGAGAAAGCCATTTGGGGGACGCTCAATGCTGCGAAAGTGCAAGTGGCCGCGGAGATGGCGGGGATCATGTCGCCGCCGCCTTACGGAGTGCAGCTCACTTTGCAGAAAGGCAATCCAAGGTCGGCGGCGATCAAGTCAGCGTTCGAGAGCGCTCACATTCCAATCACGACCTCATATGGCGAGATCGGGAAACTCGATGCAAGAATCCTGATCGGCTTACGACCGCTGGGTGTAGCTCGCTGAATATGCCGTGCGAACAGTGGCGGTGCCGGCCCCCCGCTTCAACGGCGGCAAGGCGCGGTGGTGCCGCATGGGTCCGATATGCCCGCGGACGCGGTACGTCCGGTCGAGCGAGTCTACGGCGGAGAAACTTTCATCGGCGGGGGCGCGACATGCACAAGCATGCTGACACACTGCCCTTGATGGGGCAGCGCGACTAAAGCAAATCGAACCGTTCGTCGGAGTTTGCCGTGAGACGTGGCGTAAGCTCTGCCGCAACGGTCGGGCAGACAGCCGATCCAGCTATCTCCACGCTGCACGGTGTGGAGTAACAGCGAGATTCATGCGTACCTTCGCGGTCCATTGATGTTTCAAGCTCAAGGAACTCCGAAATCGGCCGATAAAAAGGTGGAGGTACGTGAGCGCGCTGCATAACGGAGAAACATGACCGTGGAATTTAAGACGGCGCACGATAAGGCGTTCGTGCAACTTGGGGCGAGAGCGGCCGGACAGCAATGGTCGGCGTTCGATGTCACTCTCGAAGAGGCTCGTCAGGGCAATGCTGGAATTCTGGTCACAACCATTTGGAATTTCCACAGCGTGCGAGATGAGCATGGCAAACGGAAGCCGACCGTAGTAGCCGTCTGCGAGGACCATGTCGACGGCACGTTGTGGTACAGGTCGGAGAGGCCAGAGCCCAATACGACACGAACCACTTGGATCGCGCATTGCCGGCGCCTTGATCTGGCGCTGGAGCACAACGTACCTATTGTCGGCGTGCTGAAGGACGTTCAGTCGGGTCGTTGCTCGCTTGACCACGTATTCGATTGCGTAAAGGCGGTTCCTTCATTGGACGAGAAGGCGCTATGGCTTCAGCTTGTGCCACGGCATGAAGCTTGGTGTGAGACGCGGCAGATCGACATTAGGGCGCTTGTTAGCGATTTTGGCGACGTGCTGACCGTTCGCAAAGCATCTTCCGCTTTCGAATCGGACATTCGGATGTCGTAGAAGCTCACCCAAGAGCAACGATTGGCCAGACTGGCTCTTGCTCCAAGGTTTCCGGAAAGAGTGGTTGTGACCACGACGGCATTCCGGAGGAACCCTGATGTAGTTGCCGAGGCGTTGTTTAGGGCAGCTGGCACATGTGAAGGATGCGGCAGCGTAGCGCCGTTCATCCGCAGAGCGGACGGCTCCCCCTATTTGGAAGTGCATCATCGCCTTCCTCTTGCAATGGGCGGTGAGGACACGATCAGCAACGCCGTCGCGCTTTGCCCGAATTGCCATCGCGCGGCCCACCACGGATAACGTTGTTCTTGCGAGCAATAACCTATGCGGCAGTGAATGCGACTCGCGGTATTGCTGCAGCCGCAGCGTCCAAATAGTCTCCCCATCGCTGCATCATCGCACACCGCTCCGGGAGATACTCCGCGTGAACATATGCCGCCGTCACCTGATTGCGCTCTGCGTGTGCGAGTTGCCGGTCTACGACGTCACGACTATAGCCGAGCTCGCGCAATACTGTCGCGGCGAGCCCTCGGAAGCCGTGGCCGGTCATTCGGGACTTATAGCCCATCCTGTAGAGCGCAAAGAGCATTGTGTTGTTCGAAATCGGCCCGCGACTACGTCCCTGCACGCTGTAGAACACAAACTTCTCGGCGCCGTTCAGCTTCCTCAACTCGCCGAGCACTTCGAGAGCCTGTTTTGACAATGGCACGATGTGCGGGTCGCGCATCTTCATCCGCTCAGCGGGGATGCGCCACTCGGCTGTTTTCTCGTCGAACTCGGTCCACTCAGCATTGATCATTTCCGTCGTCCGCACGAACGTGAGTGCCATGAAGCGCAATGCGAGCCGCGTCACGACGTCGCCCGGATATCCGGCAATGTCACGCATCAGTTGCGGGATCTCCACCGGCTTGACTCGCGCCATGTGCTGAACACCTGGCCCCTTCTTCAGGACGGTCTCGACATCGATGTCGGCGGCGGGGTTGCGGGAACAGCGACCGGTCATGATGCCGTACTGGAAAACGGCTCTGGAGCGTTGCATCACCCGCTTGGCTGTCTCCCGCACGCCGCGGGCCTCGATCGCGCGGAGGATTTCCAGCATGTGAGGCGCCTCGATGTCTGCGATCGGCTTGGAGCCGATTTTCGGGAACGCGTCGACCTCCAGCGAATTGATCACCTTGCCGGCATAGACTTCGGTCCAGCCATCTTTCTGCGACTCGAACCACTCGCGGGCGACGATCTCGAATGTTGAGGCTGCCTCGAGCGCGCGTATGCGCTTGACTTCGTGCTTGTGCGCAGAAGGATCGATGCCCGTGTTGAGCCGCTTTCGCGCCGCGAGACAGGCGTCGCGAGCCTCGGCAAGCGTGACTTCGGGATATACGCCGAACGACGCGACCTTCTCCTTGCCATCGAATCGATACTTCATCCGCCAGTAGCGCGAGCCGTTGGGCATCACCTGGAGATAGAGCCCTTTGCCATCGGAGAGCTTGTACGGTTTGTCTTTTCCCTTGGCTCGTCTGACTTGCAGGTCGGTCAGCGGGACAATCTGCTTGGGCATTTGAGAGTTGGGGGTATCGATTTTTGGGGGACAGTGGATGTATCCCTTCGATACCCCCACCACGTTTGGTTCAAGTTGGGCAAACGTGGGTAATGATGGCAGCAAAAAGCCCCGCAGCGCAAGGCATGCGGGGCTTTTCTGGGGAAACTTGGGTGATGCTGGGAAGGTATCTGGTCCCCCTGACAGGAATCGAACCTGTATCTAGCGCTTAGGAGGCACTTGTTCTATCCATTGAACTACAGGGAGATGGACCTTTGCAATGGGACGACCCGAGCCTTGCTGCTACTGGCTTTCGCCTTGTCCCGTGGGTGTTTCCGGCATTTCTGCTTCACCCTAAATGAAGCGCCGTGACAGCCTCTGCCCCTAGTTTATCCCTGTCTCCTCTACACTTTTGCTACAAATTGACCCTGTAGCACCGAAAAGATCCGGCACTGCTACAGTTTCTGAGACGGGGAAAACGTGGCTTCAATCCTGCAAGTAGGCAGTCGCTGGCGTGCCTAGGAACGCCAGCGAGGGCAGAGTATAGCAAAAACGTTCAGGACGAAAGGCGGTGCCGAGGCATGGGCACGGGAGAAGGAGGTCGAGATCGATCGGGGGTTGAATGCCGTCGACGCGGCGACTGTGGCCGTCGGCGAGCTCGTCCGGAAGTACCGCGACGCGCGGGCCGACTCGGGACGTGCGGTCGCGCCAAAATCGAATGAGCACTAAATCCTCCAGCGCCTCGAGGACGCGTTCGAAAGTCACTTTGCATCGAAGCTCACGACGTAGCAGATAGCGAAATTTGCACAGGACCGTCGCAAGGCGCCCGCCGGCGGCTACACGGTGGACATGGATATTTCGAAGCTCGGGACGGTCCTGCGCCACATGGCATCACTGCTCGGCCTCACGTTGCCGGATGCCATCGGCGCGGCGCGGAACACTCTCCACCATTTGCGACTCATCGACGCCGTCCGGCCGATCAACTCAATCCACTATTTCCGCAGCACGAGTGCTATGTGGAAGTATTCTGCAGCAGTGCTGCGCTGTACTTCCTGCGGCCAATGTCAGCCCCCGTCGAGGTGATCAACGAGATCAACGGCGAGCTGGTGAATCTGTACCGTGTCGTGCAGAACCATCTCGAAGAATTTCTGCGTCAGTTCAAGTACGCCATTTCGAGCCGGCAGGGTATTCAAACGGCACCAGCAGACGCTCCCCGAAACCCTCACCGATATCCAGCGCGCCGCGCGCTTCTTCTACTACCTGCAGCAGCGTGCTTTCGGCGGCAAGGTTGACGGCCAGACGTTCCGCACGGCGATGACCGCACCCTCGGTGAACCTCCTTCGTATCGAGGAGAATCTGTCGGCCGCGCATCTGCGGCTCGCAGGCGTGCATATCGAAAACCAGCCGTGGCACACCTGCGTCGAGCGGTACGACCGCCCACACAGCTTCTTCTATTGCGATCCGCCGTACTGGCGGACCGAAGGCTACGGCGTTGACTTCCCGTTTGAGAACTACGAACGGATGCCGTCGTTGATGCATTCCTGCAAGGGAAAGATGATGGTGAGCATCAGCGATCACCGGACATCCGGCGAGCATTCGAGGGCTTTCCCATGCTCCGGCTGAATGTCAAGTACAGCGTGAACAACACGAACGGTGGCCCGCCCTCCAGCCGCGAGCTGGTGATCACGAACTGGGGGCCTGGTAGGCGGACCGGCGGCCTTTTCTAGTCGACCGCTACACGCGCCACGCTGGTCGCGCAAGTCGAGAAGAATCAGAATCGTCAAATTTTGTCAGGCCGTCGCTGGGCTGCCAATGGGCCGTTACGATGCATTTTTTAACATCCCGGCAAACCGATATGCATCACGGATCGCGTGACGACTGTCCGTACTTTCTTCACTCGTCGCTTCGCCTGCATGCGATGGTGCACAAGCCGCTCAACGCACCAGCAATGCCAGCCCGCGAGACCTACTGCGGCCACATGCAGATGCTCTGCCAGCGGGCGGATGGCGAACGACTCATCTGCACCTACCTGAGCCCGCTTGACGCGGTCATGGGATCGCGGGGCCTGAGCGGCGACGATCATTTCTGGCCGATTGATCTGCGGTGCGTCGACACCCGTCAATTCATCGAACAGAACGGTGGCCTGTCGATCTCCGTGAACTACGCTTACGCGGCCGACCGCAAACGCCTGCTCGTGGACCGGCACGGTCATCCGATGATGGTCTATACCGGCGACACATTCGAGGTGCCAGAGGACCAGCGCGACCACTTCCGCATCCGGTTTTCCGAACACGTGCCCGAGCGGATCATGGATGTCTATTTGAGAGCCGGCCTGTCGAATTTCGCGGAGACGCTCGCTGAAATGGATCACTGGTCGGCCGCACAGATCGCTGACGCCGAAGATCAGGCGCTGGCCAGGATGCCGAAGACGGTTCACGTCGATGACGTCGGCAAGACATCGATGGACCAATGCGCCGTATACGACCCGGAGTCGGGCGAGTGGACGTTCGTAGACATTTAAGGAGGACGCATGAAGCGCTATTTCATTGTGCTGGGCGACAAGACAACTGCCGGTGGCGTAGTAATTCAGGGAGAAGAGTCCTGCACAAATCATGGAAAACCATTGGCTTACCACGGCGCGCAGGTGTATTGCCACGCCTGCAAGACAACCGGCTATATCTGCAACATCCCACCCTATCGTCCGATGGTGCTGATGGGCAAGCAGGTCGCGCTCGAAAACGACATCTGCATCTGCAAATGCAGTCCGCCACCTCGGCTGATTCCGTCACAGAATAACGCGTCGATGTCGTTCGACGCTGAGGAGTTGGCCGCGATGGGGCGCGGACCGGTCGGTCGGCAACTAGAACAACCAATATCTGGCGCGAATACTGGCTTTGATCGTCACTTTCGTTTCGTCGACGAGTACGGCAACCCAGTTTCGGAAATTGGTGTTCATTTAATCGACGCAACTGGCAAAGTCAGCTATGTGAGGACTGACAGCAACGGTCGCACGCCCAAGGTCTCGGGAAGGGACGGGCAACGAATAGGCGTGCGCATTTCAGGAGGTCAGTTGCAATGAGTAAGGTTGTTTGGGCACCCCTCACTCGTAGTGCGGATGAATCGCCACACACGTGCAAGCTGAAAGTCTACTGGAAGACGACGAAGGATTGGGCGCCAGGCGACATACAGGAATATAGATCTTCAATTTACGGATTGGCGGAAGCTGCTCGCGTTTCCGGCCGACGGTTCACCTGCGAGGACTTCGCGCTGAAACTGCTTTGCCAGTTTGCGGCGGATCGCGGCCTCCCGGTCAAGCTCACGGACGGCGTCCGCGAATATCGCAACATGGACATTTATAATCCTGACTACCACGAAAACTACCCACAGACGGCAATGGGCTTCGTTTCCATGGTAATGGTCAGCTTCGGCGCTCCGGACATACAGCGAAACGGCACCAACACCGTGCGGGTCGGTGGTCCGGCAGACTTGTTACCGGGCGACCTGTTGGCCCTCGCGTTGGATGCTAAAGGGCGGGCATCCGGGAATCGTGCTCACCATATTCAGGTGATCGTGCAACGAACTGACTCGCGCATTGCTATCTTTCAGGGCAATTCCGATTGGACGATTCATAAGCCCATCACCTGGATCAATAGGGTTCTCAACAGAAACTCAGCGGATCCTGATCAGCATGCCTACGCTGGCACGACGCCGGAAACCGGGCAATTCACGCGGACGAGCGACGGTCGGTGGAACTACAGAAACGACGTCAGCGGAAACGAGGCGGAGGACTATCTGCGATATTTTGAGCTTTTCCGTTGGAACTTCTTGGAGTTCAATAATTGATAGCGCATTCCCAGTTCCTTGGCTATGCGGCCGCCTTGGCCGATGGGGAGGCAGCGTATCTGCTCTGGGCCATCGGCGGGCTCACATTGCTAACTTGGGCTGTTGGCCTCAGTAAAAAGGCAGGTGTGCGCGGATGGTATAGAGTGATGCAGGCGGTGGCCTTGCTCGCCTTACCTGTCCTGCTCATTATAGGCATGGTGGCGTCGATGATCCCGGTCGCCTAGTGTTCCGTTCTGTTGTTAACTAATGTATGTTCACATAGCATGCTGGTATCGACGGAACGGGAGATTGGGGTTCGTCGTCGTTATTCAGAAACCGGTGAATTCAACGTTGGAACAGGTTCAGGAATGGGGCTCGTTGCGCCCCGCCTAGGCACGTGGAAGCGACGGGCAAAGGTCAAAGCCTCGAGGCGGAGCCTCGAAGCCGCAGCCGTCGAAGCGTCGGAATAACTCTAGGTCAACGCGCGACGACTGAATCCGCCGATGCCAACCAGCAGTCCCCGCCGGCGACGTCGGTCATAACGGAGCGCGCTCTGGTCTGTCCAGCAGGCGATCAAGGCCGCCTGCGTTAGCACTTTTCAGGATCGTAGAAAAGGTCACCAGGACCCATGTCCCCAAATTCTTATCCGATATTGGGGGCTTGCCCTCGCGTTTTGTTCCGATTGCCCTTATTTTATGCAAGTGATTTGCTGAAATGTCTTGCAACCGCCGGCAGCACATCTGTCGCCACTACCGATCGTCATAGTTGGACCGTCGAAGAACATTGTGAGGATTTCGCCCGTCGATTCGCGATAGCCCTTTGCGTTGCAAAAGGTGTTTTGAGCGTGTCGCTGGCCGCTTTCGTCGCAATGGTCAGGCAGTGACTGGCGGTCCGGGTTGGCCCGAAAACAAATGTCCATTTGTGCTTGGTGCGCAGAATCATTCCCGACAGGAGCGCGCAATTCGGTCTGGGTGAACGAATGCGTCTCGGGAATCGCGGGGCTGCTGGAAGCAGGTGAAACTCCGACCGATTCGCCAACGTTCGATGTCGAAGCTAGGGATTGAGTCGGAGTCGGTGCTGTAAGTGGGGGTGGGCTATCAATGCCGGTTTTGCTCGTCGGCGGCGATGGAGGTATTAGTTTCCCTAGGCCGACGATCAATAACACGAGCAAAATGGTAGTGCCAAGTATCCACACAAGATAATTCGGCCGAGGGGCAGTTTTGTCGAATGCCCTTATCACCGCGGCACCGATGCCTGCAGCGCTCGCCGAAACAGTGGCCCAAATCGATGTAAATCCACCAGAAACCCAAGTCGGCAGCGTTTCAAATAAGGGAACGTGAACAACGTTTGCCGCCATCCAAAATAAAAGTAAGGTGCAAGCGGTAGATGCGAACAAGATGATCAAGCTGTCGAGCAACCCGATATTGTTGGAGTCTTGTTTTTCACGATTTGTCGGAGGCGCTGTTCGCGAGCCAGACATGTATGCGCGTATGTCGTTCTTTAGCCTGTCGACATCCCTCTGCAATTCCGTGAGACTGCGTTCTGCTTCATGCAACGATCTCCAATTATCGCTGTCGCCTCCGTTCGGGTACTGGTTGTAGAAATCGTCGCGAAGGCGCACAAAATCGTTCAAGCGGCCCTGGACTCGAGCCAAATCGCTCATGAGCCAAAGTGGCGCGCTTTCCGCGTGCTCTAACTTAACCTTAATCTCGGCAACTTTTGTCCGCGCTTTGTCCAGCGATTTGAAACCATCTTGCCATCGCTCATAGTGGGGAGGGATAGTAAAGATAACTGTCTCTTCGAGAGCTGTCTGGAGGTCGCTCAGGGCATTCTTAGTATTCGGCTGGTCCAT